AGGGGAACGCTCTCTGTCATCCGTGACCTCGGCTTAAAGGAACCCTATGTGGGACAGACAGCCCTAGTGACCGGAGAGATCGGGGATGACCTGACCTCGTATTTTGCAACCTCCGAGCAGACGCCTTCTTCGGTGGGGCTGGGCGTTTTGATGGAAAAGACGAATACCGTGCGCTGTGCAGGCGGCTTTATCATTCAGCTGATGCCCTTTGCAGAGGAAGAGACGATTTCGAAGCTGGAGCACAACCTGTCGCTGATCAATTCTGTGACGGCGCTGCTCGACCAGGGAATGACACCGGAGCAGCTGTTAGAGCGGGTGCTGGACGGCTTTGATGTGGAGATTACCGACCGGATGCCCTGCAGCTTTACCTGCAACTGCAGCAAGGAACGGGTGGAAAAAGCGCTGATTTCCATCGGCAAAAAAGAATTGCAGGAGATGATCGACGAGAGGGTGCGGCAGCTGGAGCGGGCCGACGAGGAAGCGGCGACGCAGGCAAGCCGGATGATGGAGGCCGGTACCCTGACCCGCGAGGAATATGACAGCGTGCTGGACAGCGCCAGGGACGCCAAGGAACTGCGCACAGCGATCCGCAGCGCCATAACAAAAGAGATGAAGCCGAGATACCAGGCGGCGGACACGGCCGGGCGGCAGGAGATCGCCGAGATGCTGTGCAGGCTGAAGGTGGACGGGCTGACGGTGTACGAGGCGGACGATTTTAAGAAATGGGAATGAAGCTCCTGAACCAATAACGCATAAAGATGCCCCCGGCGGGCCGTGTGAGAGCGGCAACCGGAGGCGTTTTGGATTTTACGGGACAAGTGGGGGCGCGCCCGGATACGGCGGCATGGCAAAATAAAGGCAGAAGCGGGCGCACCGGCGCGAAAGCCGGAAAAACAGCCCGGCAAGGAGGGTATGGTATGACCCAGGGAACGACCCCGACGCTGGTGTTTGAGCTGGACATAGAGCCGGGAACGCTGGTAAGCCTGTATTTGACGTTCCGGCAGGGATACGGGAGGGAAGTGACCCGGCGGGAGGACAGCATTACCGCCGACAATGACGCCAAGACCCTGACGGTGACGCTGACACAGGAAGAAACCTTAAAATTTGAGGAGGGCGGCAACGTGGAAATACAGCTGCGGGCCGTGACAACGACCGGCGCGGCGCTGGCCAGCAACATTGTGGCGCTGCCGGTGGAGCGGATACTGCTGGGCGGGGTGATCACATGAAGCTGAGTTTGCTGAACAGCAGTGAAACCGTGCAGATGAGCATGAGCGGCGGCGAGGCGGTAAGCCTGAGCCTGAAAACCGGCGCCGTGCAGACCGGCGGAAGCCTGAGCATTGGCCACGGCCTGAAATGGGAGAGCGGCGCTTTGTGCGTGGACTGCGCCGACGCCGTGGAAACCGACAATACCCTGCCCGTGACCAGCGCCGCCGTGGCGGTGGAGGTGGGCAACATCGCGGTGCTTCTGGGCACCATTTGAGGAGGATAGAACATGCCAGACACGACACAGACCAACATTGCGACCGAGATCACCCGCATCCAGAACGACCGCAACACCATCCGCACCAAGCTGGTGGAGCTGGGCATGGCGGAAAGCACGTCCAACCTGGACACGCTGGCCACCGCCATCAGCGGAATCACCAACCAGGGCGCAGTGAGCGCGACGGTGCAGGAGGGCGACACCTACACTATCCCCAAGGGCTACCACAACGGCAGCGGCACGGTGAGCGGCGTTTCCGGCGGCGGCAATTACAACCTGCAAAGCAAGAAGGTGACGCCGACCAAGAGCCAGCAGAGCGTGACGCCGGACAGCGGCTATTATGGCCTGTCCGATGTGACGGTGGCCGCCATCCCGTCCAACTATCAGGACGTGAGCAGCGTGACGGCGACGGCGGCGGATGTGCTGTCCGGCAAGATCGTGGTGGACAGCACCGGCAAGACCCTGACCGGCACGATGGCCAACAACGGCGCTGTGACCAAGACGCTGGACACCACGACCACCAGCTACACCATCGCCAAGGGCTACCACAGCGGCAGCGGCAAGGTGAGCATTACCAAAGAGAGCAAGAGCGTGACGCCCACCAAGAGCGCCCAGACCGTGACCCCGACCAGCGGCAAGGTGCTTTCCAGCGTGAGCGTGGCGGCCATTCCCGCGCTGTATGTGGACACGACGGAGAGCACGACCGACGCGGCGAGCGCAGCCAACATCCTGAGCGGCAAAAAAGCCTGGGTGAACGGCAGCCAGGTGACGGGCACCATGGCCAACAACGGGGCCACCAGCCTGACCATTGACGGCCTGACGACCCTGAGCGTGGCTGTGCCCGCGGGGTACACGAGCGGCGGTACCGTGAGCCTGACGGATGATATTTACGACGCGCTGGCGGCGATCTGATGCTGCTGAAAGGAGAAGCGGATGGCGGACACGAACATTAAAACGCAGATCAGCCGCTTAAACGGGGCGAAAAGCGACCTTGCCACGGCGATCACCGCCAAGGGCGTGACCGTGCCGGATGACACAACGCTGGACGGGTACGCCGCGCTGGTGGAGCAGATCGACACGGGGGTGGATACCAGCGATGCTACGGCGACAGCGAAAGATATTGCCAAGGGCAAAACTGCTTATGTGCAGGGCCAAAAAATCACGGGCAAGCTGTACGAGTATACTAAAGGGAAAACAAAAAACTACTTTACTACGGGCTCTGAAAATGTCACGTTTGAACGTGACAGCAATAGAGATTTAATCAACATAACAATCCCCTGGATGGGCAACGACGAGATCATGCGGATTGATAGCTATATAAAGCTTGGAGCCGATGCTACTCTTTTTGGCGACGCTACCGCTGCGGACGTGATTTCCGGCAAAACATTTACCAGCAAAGCCGGGCTGAAGCTCACCGGTACCAACACCAACGATGCCGATACCAGTGATGCCACTGCAACGGCGGATGACATTGCCAAGGGCAAAACTGCTTATGTGCAGGGCCAAAAAATCACGGGCACTGTGGAGCCTGCCGAAAGCAATAACAACGTTGAGGCTTATGCCATTACGAACACCAACCCCAGCGTTAGTTTTAAGCGCACTGACGGGGCAATCAAGATCTGGGGCTACGGCACCATGACCAGTTCCGGCGGCTGGGGCCAGCAGACTACGAGCCTGGTCGCGTTTGAGGGCGACAAGTACCACAAGGGCGCTATATATGGCAGCCCAAGCAGTACCAGTTTGAGCCTAAGCATCAGCAACGGAAAACTGACTGGCCTGCCGAGTGGACTGACGGCGATCAACGCGATTGTAACAAGAGGTATATGATATGGCAACACAAGCAGACGGATTGACCAGCAGTGTGCCGGACCCGCTGAGCGAGGTTTTGGGCTGCGGGCTGGACAGCGGCGACGACAGGCGGCAGGCACAGGCCTATGCCGTGCAGGCTGCCAAGAGTGCCGTGCAGGCAGACGCGGACGCAAAAAGCGCGGGGAACGCAGCAGTACGCGCCGAAAGCTGGGCGGCAGGCGGAACAGGGACCCGAACCGGCGAGGATGCGGACAACGCCGAATACTATGCCGGGCAGGCCAAAACCAGCGCGACAGCCGCAGCGGCAGACAGGGCCGCGGCGGAAACAGCCAGCCAAACCGCCGTAAGCAAGGCGGAGGCGGCGGCAGCCAGCGCAGAAGCGGCAGCCAAAAGTGCCATTGAAGCAAAGCCGAGCGCTGTGGCAACGCAAAGCACAAACGGCCTGATGAGCGCGGCGGACAAAACGAAGCTGGACGGCATTGCCGAAAACGCCAACAACTACACCCACCCCGGCTACACAGCGCAGGCCAGCGGGCTGTACAAGGTGACGGTGGACAGCACCGGCCATGTAAGTGCGGCGGCAGCCGTGGCTAAAAGCGACATTACGGCGCTGGGAATACCGGAAAGCGATACCACATACAGCGCCGCCACAACAAGCGCAGAGGGCCTGATGAGCGCGGCGGATAAAACAAAGCTGGACGGGGTAACAGCCGGGGCAAACAAATACACCCACCCCAGCTACACGGCAAGGGCCAGCGGGCTGTACAAGGTGACAGTGGACAGCACAGGGCATGTAAGTGCGGTGGCAGCTGTGGACAAAAGTGATATTACCGCGCTGGGTGTGCCTGCGCAGGATACCACATACACCCACCCCAGCTACACGGCAAGGGCCAGCGGGCTGTACAAGGTGACGGTGGACAGCACCGGCCATGTGAGCGCGGCGACGGCTGTGACCAAGAGCGACATTACGGCGCTGGGGATACCGATTGGAGAAGATCACGAAATAACCTTTTCAAACATTGCAACAGGCATAACTATACCGAACGGCATCGGAAAGGACAAGTGCTATTGCTATACAGTAGGAAAACTGGGATTTTTAAGTATAACATTTAAGACCGGAGATAGTACCAGCGGCACGGCTATTGCAGCACGCACAACACTTTTTTATGTGGAAGGGGTGCCAAAATCAATTCACACCAGATACGGGAGCCAGAATGACGACGATGGGGATTTCATCGCCATCAGAAGCAGTGACGGGGAACAATATATACTTGAAGCAACTCATATCTCAACCGGCGCACTAATGATAAAAGCAAAAGAAGCTATCCCTGCCGGATACAGGTACAAAATCAATGTGGTGTTTGTTGAAGCATAAAATGTCTGAACGACAACGGAGGTGTAACCCCAATGAGATTACAAAACGGCGATGTACTGCTGGCCTGGCCGCTGGCACAGCACGTCATCACGGCCGGCTGGACGTACACCAGCGGCGCGGCACACAATGCCATTGACCTGCGCACCCAGAGCGGCACCAGTTGCGTGCGGCCGGTGTATGCCGCCGAGGACGGCACGGTAGACCAGGCGCAGACCTGGGACGGCAAGACCTGCACGGGGATGCAGAGCTACGGCAACATGGTGCGGCTGCGCCATGCCGATTACAGCAGGAAAAAGCTGCAAACGCGGTACGCGCACCTGCTGAAGCGTGTTGTGGAGCTGGGCGACGCGGTAACGGAGGGCCAGCTGATCGGGTACAGCGGCGCAAGCGGCAACTGCTACGGCGCGCACCTGCATTTTGAGGTGCTGTACAAGGGCAGGCGGGTGAACCCGCTGAACTGGCTGGACGCTGACTTTACGCCCGCCAGCGCGGCGGTGCGCAGGCACCTGGGCAGCTATACCAGCGTTGCCCGCCCGGCGGATGCCGAACCCGCCGCGAATGCCCTGCAAACGGTGCAGGCCAACGGCCTGACGAACGCTGAGGCCATGAGCGTGTACAGCCTGGCGCTGGCGCTGGGCCTGGTGGGGCTGGGCCTGTACAGCGCCGAGTACGCCGACGCGGCGCACACAAAGCAGAACCTGCGCATTGGCCCGGTGAGCGCCGGGGACGCCAAGGCGCTGATGGACAAGCTGACCGAGCTGGGGGCCGCGGACAAGGCCGCCAGTACGGCAGCATAAGAAGGAGGGAACAGGCATGACAAAGCTGTTTATCAGCCAGCCGATGCGCGGGCGCAGGATGGCCGACATTGTGCGGGAGCGCAAAACGCTGGTGGCCGACGCGGCGGTGGCGCTGCAGGAGGACGAGATCGCGGTGCTGGACACCCTGTTTGACGACACCGATGCCACGCCGCTGGCCCTGCTGGCGCGGGCGCTGGGGAAGCTGGCCGAAGCGGACGCGGTGATTTTTGCGCCCGGCTGGGAAACGGCGCGCGGGTGCCGCATGGAGCACCTGGCGGCGGAAGAATACGGGATCAGGATCGTGGAGGGGTAGAAAAAATGGAAGAGCAAAATATGTTTTTGTGGATCAAGGCGGCGGTGACGGCGCTGTGCGCGGCGTTTTCGGCGGCCTTTGGCTGGCTGGGGTGGCTGGTGCTGGCCTGGGCTGTGTGCATGGTGATCGACTGGATCAGTGGCAGCGCGGCTGCGGCGTCCAAAGGCGAGTGGTCAAGCGCTGTGGCGCGCGCAGGCATCTGGCACAAGGCCGGGATGGTGGTTGTAGTGATTGTAGCCGCCATGGCCGACGGCGTGCTGGGCGTGGCGGTGGAAAACCTGCCCGTATTGGGCATACAATACACCGTGCTGATTTTGCCGGTGGTGCTGGTATGGTACATTTTTACCGAGCTTGGCAGTATTGCCGAGAATGCCGCAGCCATGGGCGCACCTGTGCCGGAGGGCCTTATAAAACTTTTGGCCGCAGGAAAACGCGCGGCGGAAAAGTGCGTGCCGGATACCGATACTGACGAAAAAAATTGTGAATAAAACGCGAAAGCGGGGGGGGGGGCCCGGGGGGGGGGGGGGGGGGCGGGGGGC